GCCGCCGAGAGGCGGCCCGCGACGCAGTGCATGACACCCGTGTCTAAACGACACGTATTCTACCAAAGGAGCTGTGTTGCTGGACGACAAGCCCAAACAGAAACAGAGAAGGGTCCCCGTCTCCTTCGGGAGACGGACGCTCTGGTCCATTGATCAAAATGGTACCAGAACTGACTTCTTCTCTAATTCTGCTTTGGACACTACGTTGTCCGGGAGACAGGTTACTGTCTCGAGCGGTCACCCCTTCGCCTCTCGTAAGAGAGGATCGTTGGGAGACTTGGGCGGGGATTTCTATACGCAAAAACAATATGTTATTGCGAAGAGTCCAGTTGTGAAGTTGTCCCAAAAGACAACTATCACCCCTCAGATTTTCAGGAATACCAACTATGTTGGTCCTGTCTATTCTGTCGCTCCAAGTACATTTGGCCCTACCCCGTTCCCCCCAGCAAATGATAGCGGTAATACCGCTCTCGATGCTGCGGGTGCTACGGCAGTAGCCAGATGTAAGCCGACCAACTCAGTGGCCGACGCATCCGTCTTTCTGGGAGAAACACTACGAGAAGGGTTACCCCATCTCATAGGTTCCCAGTTTTGGAAGGAGAGGACTCATGCAGCCCGAAAGGCTGGTCATGAGTACCTCAATTTCCAATTCGGATGGCAACCTCTCATTTCGGACATACGCAAATTTGCGTATGCCGTACAACATGCTGATGCTGTGCTTGCACAGTATGAGCGTGATGCTGGGAAGGTTGTTCGTCGTCGATACCACTTTCCAACACAGAGGACGATCACAGAGACTAAGGTGGCTACTGGTTCCCCTCCATGGGGTCCCAATAACACCGATTTCTATGCGACGTCCTTGGGAGACGTGATTAGGATCCGTGAGACGATCCAACGTAGGTGGTTTTCTGGAGCGTTCACTTATTATCTTCCGCGCGGAAATGACTACCGCTCGAAGATGATTCGCGACGCTCTGGAGGCCCGGAAACTTCTGGGCACATCACTTACGCCAGATACCCTCTGGAATCTCGCTCCCTGGAGCTGGGCCGTTGATTGGTTCAGTAATACTGGAGATGTTATTTCCAATCTTACTGACTGGTCTATGAGCGGTCTGGTTATGCACTATGGCTATGTGATGGAACATACCATCACGAAAGATAGCTATAGTCTGACGAAACCGGGGCTTAAAGCCCCTAACGTTTCGGCAGCTCCCGTCTTCTTCATCACTGAAACAAAGAAGAGACGGCAGGCTAACCCCTTTGGATTTGGGCTGAATTGGGGCGGTTTGTCCCCGTTCCAACTGTCCATCCTCGCAGCGCTTGGCATCTCTAAGCGCTGACAGGCAGTGTGTCTTACACTGTCGTCAACACCATCGATGCGGGCAAGCCGCATAAAGGAGCACGCCTGTGGCGTTCACCGATCCCCAGTCCGTCACCATCTCCGGTACGGCGATTTCGTTGCCCCGGGTTTCCACCGGAGTCAACAATTCCGAGTACCAGAGTGCTGACGGCCTGGTGAAGCTCTCAGCGTCCCACACCTACGGGCGTAGGACGCGACGAGTGCTTCGCATCGACCATTCGAAGATCACTTCGGACCCGTTTATCCCCGCCCAGAACGCGAAGGTTTCGATGAGTAACTACATCGTCTTCGACGTCCCGGTTGCGGGTTACTCGGTTTCCGAGGCGACTGCCGTCTACGCGGGCTTTAAGGCCGCGTTTACGGCGACTTCGGACGCCCTCATCACCAAGCTTCTTGGCGGTGAGAGCTAGCCGAGGTTGATCGAGGATCCGGAAGACTTCAATCTACTTTATCGATTGAAAGATTCTGAATCCAGTGTTGCTCAAGAGATGGCTGCGCAACGGATCGCCAGTAGGCGTTTCGTATGGGCTGCCGTTACTCTCGTCAACATGTTCTACCTCGGATTGGATCAGCTGTTCGTCGAACACGGATTATCCGTGTTCTTCGACATATGCTGATGTGACCCAGCGCCGCAGGCCAGGAGAATCAACCTCTTTCATTGAAAGGAGGGGTTCTGAAAAGCCTGCTGATGCTCTGGCAGAAGGTCGCGGACGAGTCCGCTGACCGATGTTGCACTAGCGCCACCATGGACTTCAAAAGAGTCCTTGGTCGGTTCGAACACGAAGGGCTATCGTTTTTGACGATAACCCTGCCCGCCTTTGGAAAAGACTTCGAAAAAAGTCTTGACCTGGGGCGTGTAGATCGACATCTTTTCTCTGGATTCCAGAGAAAAGGAGGTCTCCCCCGATTTCTCGGAGGTTTCCTCGATCTTGTGTTCGATCGAATCACTGGTGAGTTGCTCACCGAACCTAGCATAGATGCAATTCTTGCTGTACGTCAGCTTACGCTGATGTTTGGCAAGATCGCCCTACCTTGTAGTGATACAAGGAGAAGGCGAGCTATGCGACAGTTCGTTGAGTGTGAGTTGGAAGTCCGAGAGAATGACAGTAACTTGACGCCCATTGATTTGGAGCGTTTCAAGCGTATGTCTGCTCTCTTGTTTAGGAATGCGTTCACCTGGATAGATCGTGAGATCTATTACGGGAGGGTGTATCCTAAACATGGTCCCGGTGCGACTGCGGACAAGCTTACTGGCAACAGTAAGTTTCGCAATCGTGAGTGGACTACCCGTCTAGAGGAGATATTCCCCTATGGGGAATATTCACTCCCAAACTGGTCATATTATGACCAGCTTGACGAGGTGGACTTCCGCGAACCTGGGCGTGAACGACCCGTTAGGGTCGTTGACGTTCCTAAAACGCTCAAGACACCACGGATCATTGCCATTGAGCCCACTTGTATGCAGTATATGCAGCAAGGGGTTCTTGACTTGATCCGTAATGCGTTTTCCAGGGATGACATCCTGGATCGCATGATCGGGTTCGATGACCAAATCCCTAACCAGGAAATGGCTCGAATCGGATCCCTTTTGGGGACCGAGGCCACACTCGACTTGAGTGAGGCTTCTGATCGTGTCTCGAATCAGCTCGTACGAGTGATGGTCAGCAACCATAAGCACTTGCATCATGCTTTGGATGCTACCCGCTCTCGGAAGGCTGATGTGCCTGGCCATGGCGTCATACGCCTGGCCAAGTTCGCGTCTATGGGTTCAGCAGTCTGCTTTCCTATCGAGGCCATGGTATTTACTACCTTGATCTTCTTAGGAATAGAAGACTCGCTCAACTACCAGCTGAGTCGGAGGGACGTCAAACGTCTCTCCGACAAGGTGCGCGTCTACGGTGACGATATTATCGTCCCTGTAGATCATGTGCGTTCCGTTGTACGAGTGCTCGAACATTTTGGTGCTCGAGTTAACTCGGGCAAGTCTTTCTGGACTGGGAAGTTCAGAGAGTCTTGCGGTCGAGAATTCTACGACGGCCATGACGTTAGTATCGTCAGGGTACGAAGGGAATTCCCGACACATCGGAGGCACGCGATGGGAGTCGTCTCGCTCGTATCCCTCAGAAACCAGCTTTACTTTGCTGGCTACTGGGGAACTTGCAGATGGCTAGATGGGGAGATCGAGAAGCTGATTCGTCACTTCCCGGTTGTCCTTCCATCTTCCCCCGTGCAAGGCCGCCATTCGTTTCTGGGATATTCATCTCAGAAGATGTGCGACCGTCTACATCGCCCCCTTGTCAAGGGCTATGTGGTCAAATCCAGAATACCTAGTGATCCACTAGACGATTCTGGAGCCTTGCTCAAATGTCTTTCTAATCGCAGCGAGTTGCCAACCGCTGACGAGAGGCATTTGGAGCGTGCTGGACGTCCCAAGTCCGTCGACATCAAGCTTGGGTGGGCCTCACCGGTTTAACGGTGAGGAGGGCCGCAAGGCCTCGCGGGAGATTCCAAAGTGGCGGATGAGTG